CCAGACCATTTTCCATATCCTCGTCAGTCTGCTCATGTGTGCATTCTGCTTCCCCCAACACTTCAACCGAATTAGTTGTATAATCAATCAGCTTTTCAATCTCCTGATCCGTAAAATAAATACTTCGCCCCATTTACTCTCCTTTCTCATCCTCTTCAGCTGCTTTCCGTTCTTCTTCGTCCATATCTCTTTCTTCTGCAATCTGGATGCAGAGCACCGGTTTCCCGATATTCTCGTCTTTAATCATAAAACACTCTTCAGGAATGTATACTTTTCTTTTTTTCGGGTTTGCTATTATAATGCTCATCGGTGCATTATCGGCAAATTCTGCAAGATATTCTTTTAATTCTCTGTTTTCCATATCCTTTACCACCCCATATCATTACGGTATCCAATTGCACTTGGATTTACCATGTATGATCTTTTCAGCTCCGATTCATCCAATTGGCGTTTCAACTGGCTTACTTTTTTCTTTAATTTCCGGTTTTCTTTTAATACTGCCATGAGTTTACAACTATCTTGTTGATCACACTTTGTGTCTTCAGAGTAGTTTTCGCACATCAAGCATACTTCTTTTTCAGTCATTACTACCGCCTTTCTTGTATGGCTTCGGAAATGGCATCCATGCTTTCATGTCTTTCCAATCGTTTCCGCTCTCCAAATAATGCCCTACAATGTCAATGCAGTTTTCATCGGTCCATACTCTTTTCCGTCTGTTACTATGATTTCTTCTCCATCTTCCGGCATTGGATAGTCCAGATAATAGACTATGTCTTCCGGAATTCCTTCCTCTTCCCGTTCGGTATCCAATATTACATGCCATTTCACCGGAATCCATTTTTGAATGATTCCAGCCTCTTCCAGATCCTCATACTCTGCCAACTTATTGCAGCACTTCTGATGTCCGTTTTTCCTCAAATCCATTCTTGGTATAGCGTGTCGGTCTTCTCCTTCTCCGATCCATTCTGTTAATCTTTCCATCGCTACCCCTTCCTGCGCCATGATTCCACGCCTTCCATTCCTTCTTTACTGGTCAACTGCTGCCACTCCCAGTTTATATACGATCTCACTATCCCTTTCTGATTCCTGACCTGCACATGATGCGGATAGATTCCAAGAATCGTGACTTTTTCCGTGGCGAGTCTGGTTTTACCTCCCTTCTGGGAGATCCTGCGCCTTAACTGTACTTTATCTCCAACTTTCATTTTTTTGTTCCTTTCCGTCTTACTTTGCGCATTTTCTTGCTTACCGGATATATGAATGCCCGCATGTTGCCGGGTTTAGTCGTCTTCCTCTTCAATTTTCTTTTCCTCCCGGTTCTCTAAAATGATTCCATTTGCATTTATGTCTCCGTCCGCTTTTACCAGAATGTATTTCTCCCCGTTAATCACTTCTAAGGTAACGAGGTCTGTTCTGTCTGCGCTTACTGATACATGTGCATCCGGAAGACCAATTTCAAAGGTTTTCGTGCTTACTGTGTTGTCCGCATCAATTTCGGCCGCATCACAGTCTTTTGTCCTTTCTGCTGCCAGTTCCGGATCTATCCCGATGCTTTTTAATACGTTTTCCAGCTCCGCGCCTTTTAATATCCTGTTGTTGGATTCTGCTTTTATTTCACGGATTCTGCCAAGGTAATGATAAATATCTTTTGCCTGTTCCAGGCTTACTTTTCCATCTGCTGCATTTAACCCTTCCCAAAAAGCTTCTTTCTGCTCTTTTGGTGTGGATGGCATCCCGCATTGGAGTGTCTGCGTGATCAGACCTGCGTCCGGTTTATCCGGAACTTTGCTGTAGTACCAGATATGTTCCGGATCTTCGTGGCGGTCTGTAAATGCCGGATATAAAAATCCTTGTGTCGGCATACTTACTACCCAGTCTCTTGTACGTTCCTGGATATCTGCCAGTTCTGGTTTATAAGATAATCCTGCTGCCGATAAGCTTACCGGGCAGATACATCCGATCATGTACTCATAAACCTCTTCACTTTCATCCAGATCCGCTCCGTCCGTGGCAATTCCCGGAATGTCGTAGATTCCACTGGCAATTAGAATCAAAGAATATCCTTTATTCGATATACCAATAGACTCTGCAATCTCTTCCAGGAAGATCTGGCGTACATCGTTGTCTTCTAATCCTGTTTTTACAATCGTGACCAGATGCTGCTTTCTTGTTTTTTCTTTAAAATCCAGCTGAAACATATTTCTTCCAGGCTTTCCGGATAAAACCTTTCTGAAGATATCCAAGTATTTGAATTTTTCCGTCTCTTCGAGGTTTAAAAAGTTTTTGACAAATTCCAACCTGCAGTTCCGGTCATTATCTACGATATAACCTGTTATCTTGGTGATGTTGCATAATTCTATCCTCATGTTTCTTTTAAGCTCAAACAGCTCTTTCTTCATGTCGCTCCTTTCTGGCTGCCGCACCGGGCAGCCATGCACTCTGCGAAATTGTGATATATTAACTTCCTGTGGTGCCTATAAATAATTCTTTCCGACGTTTTTCATCCACTCTTCCCTGGTGTGGGTTCTTTCGTACACTTCCTGGGCTCTTTCCATCAGGATCCGTGCGTTTTTTGCATTATTATGGACTGCTGCCGGTCCATTCCGGTGGTGATCCAGGCAGAGATTGACTTTTAAGCCTTCCGCCTCCGCAAATGCGTGGGTATTGCCGAACAGAACATGGTGTTCTTCCAGATATGGTTTGTATGTAAAATCTCCATCCAGTAACATGCACAGATAGCACCGACGATCGCCTTTTGGCTGCATAATGCTTTTTTTGTGCTTCTTACGTTTCTTCTTTGTTGGTTTCGGAAACATCATATTCATCAGATAACACCTCCCCGTTTTGATCTACTTTTTCGTTTAAATACAGATACCACTCCTGTGAACTGTGTACTTTTGGGGTTGTCTCTGCAAGGTACAGAGCCGCATGATACAAGGGAATTGTCTGAAGATATTCCCGGCGGGTTAATTTGATTTTGGGAAATGTGGCCAGATATTCTTCTACGGTTATATTTTTCGGGCAGGCATCCGGTTTCCAGTCTTCTACGCTTAACTGCTCCATCTTAGGACTCCTTTTTGTATAGCTCATGGTTGCCGTAAACCAAATCCGCCTCTTCTCTTTCATAACTCCAGCCATAACGCATTAAGATTTTGAAGCATTCCTGGTATCTCTTTCCGGCATCCTCTTTGTATTCTCCGGAATACTCTACTAAATCCCCGATATAATCATCCATCATACCGTTCATTGCAATCAGTAGTAAAACCTGCGTATCCAGTGTTTGTATTTTTTCTTCTGCTTCTTCCTTTTCTTTCTCATTCGCATCATACAGGCTTTTCCCGTTAAAAAATTTTAGAACCATTCCATTTCCTAACCAACAGGACTTCTCCATCATGTTCCGAATCATCTTTTCAATTATTTTCTGGCGTTCCTCATCTTTTAGCAGTTCGATTTTTCCGTCTGCTATTGTCCGGATGAATTCTTTTTTTCTTTCATTCATTTTTTTCTGCAGAGACCTTAGCTTAGCTGTTTTCTTTTTCTGCCTGTCATATTCCGTTTCTACCTGTTTCTGCTTCGGAAGTTTTTCCACTACATCAATCCCATTCCAGCCATCCAGATAATACAGTTCTTTTCCGCGGATATTGATTCTCTTTGGTGGTTCTTTCTCCAGATTGAACGTTTTTACCTCTTTTACTTCTGCCGTATACTTCTTTTTTTCAATCTCCTTTGGTGCTTTCTTGATTCCTGCTGCCTCCAAGAGTTCGACAATAATCTTTTTGTTCTTTTCCCGCTCTGCGTTTTTAATCGCACCCTCCACCTTCCACTGGATCTGTCTGGAATCTGTTGCATCTTTCAATATTCTGTTTCTCGTCTCAATATCTTCGATTCTCGACAGCTCAGCCAGATCTTTAAGTGTTAACTGGTAAATTCCATTTTCATCTGTCTTTTCTTTCACCAGATTCCGGTCAAGTTTCGCAATTTCCAGTCTTCTTCGTACTGTCGTTCTTGAAAATCCTGTTTTTTCAGCTATCTGTTCTTCCGTATCTCCAAGCTCAAGCATCATCTGGAATCCTTCTGCCTGTTCCAATGGTGTCAGGTCGATGCGCTGCATATTCTCTTCCAGCATGGTTCCGACCTGGTCTTTATAGCTCATGTCCTCTACGATCCGGCATGGATACATAGTTACGCCTGCCATTTTTCCGGCGGCGAACCGGCGGTGCCCGATGATCAGCGTGTATCCTTCATCGTGGTGCGCCCGGTTTTCATCCCAGTGCCCCGGAACGACCGTAAGGTTCTGCATAATTCCTTTCTTCTTGATTGACTCACTCAGCTCCGTCAGATCACCCAGGTCTTTTCGTGGGTTATCCGGATGCTGGTGAATCAGCTTGGCGTTGATATTCGTTATTCCACTGGTTGTCATTTCAAATTCCTCTCTTTCTCGGTGTTTTCAAGGTTTTCTCCTGTTTTTATCTCATTTTGGACTGTAGTCTGTCGGAATACCGTGTAGACTCAGAAAATTCAAGGGTTACACGGTGTTTTTCCATCTGTTCATACAGCTCCTGCCAGAGCTCTTTGTTCTTGATCTCTTTTCCGTGCGGTCTGCGCCACTCTTCCCGTTTCCATTTGTCCATGTTTCCTTCGTTTATGGTTGTAACCAGGAACTGATCCGGCGTGTAGACAGTCACTTCACACGGTCGGAGCATTCTCAGACCGACAAGGATAGCGATCATGCTCATTCTGTGGTAGGTCGTGTTCTGTTCGGTCTCGATCTGTGCTTTCACTGCCGGTCCTTTCTTAGTCTCGCACTCCACCAGAGCGATACACTTTCCGTTTTTTGCGGTTGGTCCCCGGAAGTTTACTTCCGTGAACAGTTCTATCTTCATCTTCCGTCCTCCTTATCCGGATCATTTCATAATGCCGATATGGAAATCCGGTTGCTTTGTTGATTCCTTCAAAATAGGTGTCCTTTACTATGTAGTATCCTTTTTTCGGTCTCGGTTCTTTTTGCCACCGGTACAGAATATCCGTCTCCGGCTCCGGAAGTGGCATATTTCTGGATCTCGAAAAACTCGCTTCTTTGATCTTGTGATCCAGAACACCGTCCTCCACATATTTTTTCTGTGTTTTCTCATTTTTTGTGATGTACTGGGCAAGTTTCCGGAACTCTCCTTTTTCGTATAGCAACTGCTTATTACGAACCTTTCCATGCTTCCAGGCTGCAACTATGATCAGATCGGTATCCTGGATTCGGTTCAGAACTACATGGACATGCCAGTTGCCAGACGGCGTGCATTCAATATTCCGGAGCCACCGGAGTTCCTCGCCACGTTTCCGGTATTCTTTCTTGCAATATTTATAAAAATCTTCAAAATCTTTTACCGCCTGCTTCATGTCCGCCGGACGTTCTTCTTTCGGATATGTGAGAGTGAAGAAGTAATCATTCACCTTGAAGTACATCCGGAGTCTGTGACGTGCTTTCCTTTCCCTGGTCCATTGGTTGACCTGCTCCACTTCCTCCGGTGTGGCTTTCTTCTTTTTGGCTCTCTTCTCTCCCGGTGCTCCATATCTTCCATCCAGATATTCCTGTCTCTCTATTACGTTTCCCAAATCGTATGTCACTCGTCTGATTCTCATAGCGTGTCCTCATAACTTTAATAGTCTTATCAAGTTATTAAAAAGGGCAGTCGCCCTGTAAATACTTGACTTTCCCGCCGCTAAAAGGTACACTATAAGTGCTTAGATTATTCGTGTACCTTTATGGTTGCGGCGCTTGCGATATTTCTTTTCGCAAGCGTTTTTTATTCTTCTTTTAAGTACGAAAAATTCATTTTCAGGAATACCATCAGAGCTTCCGCATCATCCGGTGCTTCAATATCTTCTCCGGCTGCAATTGCAAATACAACGTCTCCTAAGATTGGCCATCCGTGCCTGTCTGCATCGTAGAAATAGCTTCCCAGACGATTTACTTCTTTCTGTTTCATTATTCCGTCTTCATCCACCAGCATGATCATTGGCATTTTAAACGTCTCATACAAGGTTTTTGTGCTTACAGTTTCAAAATGCCCGCCTACTGCTTTCTGCAGATCACGGAAATCATCAAAGTTTACATCAATTACTGAAATGATGTTATCCGGTGTTACTTTTACTGTTTTCATTTCTTGTCCTCCTTTATCCTTGCACTTTTATTGTCTTTACGCCTTTATCATCCAGGCAATCTGCGAAATTCTTTAAATATGCAATTGCCATCCGTTTGTGGTAATCCGCAGTCTTGTCTACTTTTTCCAGAGATTCGAGTGTTTCGATCATCTTGTCGATCTCTCCCACTCGGATGCTCTTACGCTGCTTCTCTTCTGGCATGCTCCTTCGCCTCCCTTATTTTCCTTTTCCGGTACTGCCATTCCCGTATCCGGAAATATTCCAGTGCAAATGCTCCGGTAGTAAGTGTTGTGATTCCAAGTGCTGCATATAAATAAAACAGCTCCTGACTTTTCACTGAGCACGCACCAGCCATCATCAAGATTCCGATAATACTTGCCGTTACGCTGAGTGTCTTTGCGATCTTATAAAACATTTTTCATCCCTCCTTTGCTTGTCCAACCGGTACCGCTTACGCGGTTTTCTCCTTTTTTCTTTCTGCAGCTTCAATCAGAACTCTGAAAAATCCATCTGCGCATTGCTGCATTTCCTCTTTCGTCTTTTTAAAACAATCATCATGCACCCGTATGGTTGCGTTTCCGATCTGCATGGTTTCAACAATCATCTATCATCACCTCTTTTTATGCTATGCTGTCCAGATTGTCCTTCTTACTTTGTCCTCGCCTACTCTTTTAAAAACTTATTGATAAAATATTGCTGACCTTTGCCTGTAACCTTTGTAGTTTTATTGATTCTCACGGATCCATCCGGATTATTTACCGTAGACTCTTTTACCTGGAACAGCTGCAGCTCCATTGACTTCTGCGTTGGCATATTATAGTCTGTTCCTTTCCTCCGGATCAGATAACCATTCGCACGCAGCCACTCAAAGAGTCTCTTCGGACCGGTATCCACGCCATTCTGCTTCAGGAGCTTTGCGAGATCCGCAATCAAGATTGTGCTCTGGCTTGTTGCTACCGCATCCGCAAATACTTCTTTCGGTTTCATCCGGACATTGTCTTCCAGAAGGGCTGCATTATTGTGCTTCAGTTCTTCGATAGTCTTGTCTGCCATCTTTAATGCCCTGGCAAATACCTGTTCCGGTGTGTTCCATGCTTTCTCCAGATCTATAAAGTATTGGCGGATCCGCTTGCCTTCCGGTGATCGCTGGATCATACAAATCTCTTTTGCCATATCCACAGATATCTGATAGTCAACCATGTTCTGTCCACCGTGGTTCTCGCTTCCCAAATTTGGGTAGCAAGTTTTGTAGTCTGTATTTTCAGAAAATCCATATTCTGTCATTCTTTGAAACCATGTTGTGAATTTGGTCCCGATATTCAGCTGGTCATGCAACTTTCTTGCTGAAACAGTCGGATTTTCTGCTTCATAACTAATTTTCAACAATTCCTGCATTTCATCACCTCTTTCTTTCCTGTTGCCCTTTTCATCAGATTCTCCTATACTTTAACTGCAGGCATTGCCATGCCAAGTACCAGAGAAAGGAG